CTTCTTACAATGTTTCTTTCTTCCTCTATTGTTTTTGACTTTCTTTTTAAGATATTTTCAAAAGTTAGTTCTATATTTTCTGGTGTAGGCTCTAAATCATTATTTACCATTTCTAAAGCAATTCTATATTGCATTTGCTTTCCTTCTGGAGTTAATTTATTATTTAAGTTAGTCATAGTTTTTTTGATTTGAGTTAAAATTTAATTAATTACTGAACTAAGTATAAACTATGGTTTTTAAAGTGTCAAGTAAAATCTTTTAAGTAAGCGTTTTTATTAATTCTCATCGATATATTATTTGATACTTAGCAATCTTTTAATCTCCTGATTTATCTTTTCTTGATAATCCTTGATATTATCAATTATTGGCTCTGATCTTAAACATAGATCATTATAATTTTTTAAATGATCAAGATCAGATAAATTATGAGTTGCTTCATCAGTAATTTTGTCAATCTCTCTATTAAAAAGAGATTGAGCAATTTCAATTTGATATTTATTGAAAATAGAATTTTGATCATTATTATTTGTCATGTTCGTTTTATTGATTTTAATTAATTACTGAACTAAGTATAAACTATGGTTTTTAAAGTGTCAAGTAAAATATAAAATAATTTTGTTTAAACACGCCACACGGTGATGACTTGGCATTTTTCCCTTGTTGGATAAGGGTTTATTTTTTTTGTGTTTTTGGCTTGGAATCAATCAATTTAATGATTTCTTTGTTAATCTTTTTGTATTCTTCAAGATCTAATGATGGGAAGATGGGTAATAGCTTGTTAATTAAGCTTTTTATAATTAGGTTCTTATCTTCTAGCTTCAATAATGCCTCTAATGTTGTTGGTGATACTCTTTTAATGATTGTTTTGTTATCTAGTAAATCCATTATTTAACTGGTGAATTAGTGTAAACATTGATGATTTTATCGTTGCCATCTCTCTCCTTGTTGGTGTATAAGTCTTTATTGTTGTTACAAAGGTCAAATATGATCCCTGCCGTTGCCTTGCCTTCATTAAGTCTTTCCTCTTTATCTGCTAGTATATGTTGCCTAACTTTTTCGATGGTACTAAAAAACTGCTGATTCTCTTGGTAATTTCTTATTGTGTTCGTGGTGCAATTAAGAAAAACTGCTAACCGCCCTAAAGTCATAGGTTTTTCATTTTCTTTTATCCAATCATAAAACTCATCTATTTTTTTTTGTAATTCTTCTGTTGATTCAAATAATAATGGCCTTCCTCCTAAGTCCTTTGCTTCTTCTGTCATTTGTTTAGATATTAATTGAAATAGCTTTATTATATATCCTTGTTCCTTAATGTCAATTTTTTCTTCCTTCTGCCTTATATTCAAATACATCTTCTATATCTAACTTTAAACAATCAAGATTTTGTTCTATTGGCAATGCAAATTCTTTTCCTGATTCCTTTTTGCTCCGCCTAACAAACTTGTTAAATAATCTTTTCATTAATTCTTTTTGTTTATCATTTGGATTAATATCGTTAGTTTCGATATATTCTGCTATAAAGGTATTTCCTAATAGCTCGACATTGTCTGATCCGTGTTTTTTTATTAGTTTATTAGTCATAGTTTTTTAATTTAAATTTTTTTAAACTCCTAGACATTTCTTGTATTCAATGCCAGTTGCTACATCGCATTTACTAATGCCATTTGCCATTCCTGAAAATCCTAGATATATTAAAAAAATCCACAATAAAAATTGTGCTGATTTATAAATTATTCTTTTCATAATTATTTATTAAATTGTTAAATTCTTTTTTCTGATCTGTTGTAGCTCTTTGATCAAAGCAAGATCCGAGTATAAATTGCTTAGCCTTAGGATTTTGCCTTACCGCCTCCAATACTATTTCAGGAGTTTTATGTAAAACAAATTGCAAAGCTAATCCATTTATTTTAACCGACTCTAAACATTCTTTTTCAGTCTGGTTGTATTTAAACATTAATTCAAAAGGGTTCATTTTTTTATTAATTTTAATTGATTACATTATTAGTGTAGTATATTAAACTATGTTAGTCAAGAATTATTTTAATTTAATTTGATCTTTAATTTCCTTTAATATCTTTTTTATTGGTTTGCTTATATGCTCCATGTTAAAAATTATTTACTGATTCTGTAAATCTTGAAAACTTACCTTCAAACTCAAAGCCGACGACCCCTGTTGCTCCGTGCCTATTTTTGGCAATTATTAACTTTCCATTATTAGAAAAATAGCCTCCGCTCTCTTCTTGGTTTTTGTCCCTGTGTAATAATATAGCAACATCCGCATCTTCTTCAATACCACCCGAACCTTTTAAATCATTAACTGTTGGCTCTTGGTTATTCTCAACTCCTTTACGGCTAATTTGTGCTAATGCTACAACTCCTACATTATACTTTTTAGCTATTTCTTTTAATCGGCTTGTGTTCTCTTTTATGGCACTAGCTTCATTAAAATTACCTTGATTTAAAAATCTTATGATCTGGATATAATCAATAAAAACCATATCTACTGGCTCTATTTCTAATTGCTTTTTGATTATGTTTTCAATCTGTGATACATTAAGAGATGATGAATCATTAACATAAATATTTAATTCTCTTAGATTCTTTTTAGCTTGTTTGATTGATTCTAATTCTGATTGATTAAATTTTCTGATTTGTAGTTTATAGCCATCAATACTAACCATATTACTAACAAATTTTAGGAATACATTTTTTTTATCAACTTCTAGTGATATAAACAGGCATTTCTTACCTGAATCACTAGCTTTTAATATCATTTGTTGAGCGATGGAAGTTTTACCAACGGAAGGTCTAGCACCAATTACAACTAATTGCTTCTTATAAAAACCGCCATTTAATATATTATTTAATTTATTAAAACCTGTTGTTACAAAATCATTATCTAGTAAACTCCTTTCATCATTTTCAATATCAGTAATTACCTCTGATATATGTTGCACCTTTTGAACTGGATTATTACTATCCAATTTTAGCATATCGTTCTGTAATTTAGAAGATAAATAATCAAAATTCTTGTCTTGTAATGACTCCTTGCAATTCTCAATCAAAACTTCTAATTCTCTTTTTTTCCACAGCTCAATTAGTGTTTTTGCATAACCTCTTATATCGGCAGTTCCACTTGCTAATTGTATTAATATTGAAAGGTATTTACTGCCCCCTAGGTGCTTAAAAGCTACATTATTTAAGCAACCCTTTAGGGTTACAGGGTCAGCAGTTCCGCCTTCTTTTCCTATTCTTATAAACTCCCTCCAGATAATCTTATGCTCTTCATAATAAAAATGCTTTTCTTCTAAAATATCAGCTATATTTAGAAGTAGGCTATTATTCATTATAGCAGATCCGATTATTACTTGCTCTGCTTCTATGTTCTCGTATTTAGTCATGGTTTATT